AACATTCGGAGGACCGATCCTCGGAGACGGGATAGACGCTGCGGAGAAAACACGAGTGTACTCGTTGATTGCCGCGTCAGCAGACGCACTGATTGCCGCCATGAAGCCGGGATCAGGCTTGATGTTTACAAACACGTCCAGCAGTGATTCGTCGCCGTCAGCCACTGATCGTCGCTCCTAACGCAAGATATGCCTCAACCAATGACAGACTCATCGCTTCCCGGAGTGTAACCCCGGCGTTCTTTGTCACTGCGAGCGCCAGCATCTTATAGCGATTTCCATCAACGACATCCACCGGAGCTTTCTTCTCTACGGTGATGGTTGTGGATTTTGTGGCCCCAGCGTCTGGCTTTGTTCGCTCGGGCCATCGGAGTTTCCCAGCGTGTTGCCCTCATCCGTGGCAAACAATGCCATCTTCAGATGAGACTGCTCCTCCGGAGTCGCACGGTCCCAGAGATCCTTAACTCGCTGGATCCCCTCTTCCCACGTCTCTTCACGGAGCCCCTTGTTGGTCTTTATCTTCCGCTTGCCGCATCGCCAAACGTCGAAGAAAAAGCCCTCCAGCGATCGGTCGTACTGCAATTCTTCCTCGATCGAAACCGCTGAAGAATTGCAGTAAACCTGCTTCATCGCTATCCCGACGAGAATTTTGTAATTCTCCTCGGTCATGTCCTTTGGGAAACCAGAGATCAAACTCCACGGTTTGTCGCGACGAGACTTAATATGCTCGAGCTTCTCAACGTAGTTCAATAATCTCTTCGGCCTCACCCCAATCGTAGTTCCGCCAAGAACGACTGAGATCATCCGTCACTCCTCAATTACTGATTTTCCTGAGTTTGTGTCGCTGGCTCATAAAGCCACTCGTCGACCTCAAAGCCATAGTTATAGACCACTGGGGAATTCCCGGCGATGTCGAAGTCGACCGGAACCGACACGATGCGGATATTCGCTTCGTAGTAAGGATCCAGTGGAGATTCCAGAATGTTGTCGCAATCAACTGACCACATGATGTGGTAGATCCCGTTGATTGCAAACGGATTAGGACCGTCTCCGTTATGGCAGGCAATCGCAAGGTTACCCGCACTGGTCACTGTTCCGCAGGCAGTCTTCTCATTGCCTGCTGTTGACGAGGTGACGAGTTTCTTGACGGCACTCGTCTTTGTGAACGCGATTCGAGTGACGTGAGGGATCGCCTCCCATAAAGCCGAACTTGACGAAGCCGTCAAGTCCAGCATTACGCAGGCTTCCGAAGGACAGCACAGTTCACCAGCAGAAAATGGCATTTCAAATCTCCATCAAACAGATTCAGACGCGGATACGGAATCTGAAGATCCCGACTGCTTGTACGTCCCACGAAAAACAAGACTGTAAACGATCACACCACCCGTGCCACTGCGAATCGATGAACTTGCGTTCCCTCGCTGGCAAAAACATCCACAACTCCCAAGAGTCACGCAGCCGGCTGCGAACAGCCAGTCCTCGACCAGAGCACGGTATTCCTGAGCCTTCTTCTGCATCGTATCAGAAAAGTAAGCCTTGATGTCCACCGTGTGACTCTTCTGGACTGCAGACGATGTCCGGAGCCCAGACTGGGTATCGATCTTGACCACGACATACGGAAGACAATCCGAACATCGCTTCTCATTCAGAAAGTGATTCTCGCTCTTGATGGTCGTGCAGTTCAACCCCCGAAGGGTTTCAAGAACTGCGTCTTCGATGCAACATGACATCTGACTTCCTCACGACAACCAAAGCCTCAAGTGCCACTCCATGATCTCGTATCACGACGGCTTCAGCGATCTCCGGACTCAAGGCTTCCACCTCAATTGGAGATCCCGCGCCGTAAACAATGTATTTCATCGATTCAGTTCCATCATTTTCGTTTCGAAGACTCGGATCATGTCGCCTCTCGCCGATTCAAAGATTCGTTTTACCCAAGGCCGACCAGCTTTGTCGTGTTCCAACAGGTAATTCTTGTCTCTGCTCGTGACGTGGCTCGGCATGAATCCTACATAACCTTCAGCATCTCCAAAAACGTATTCAGCCCCACCCCAGATATAACTGGCAAGAAAGTTTTCCTGCTCCGATGAAAAACCAGTTTCCGGCCTGTTATTCGGAACTCCACCTTCTTGGCCGAAGAACATATACGGGATCTGTCCCGGCCTGGAATGCGGCGGAGCCTGTCTTCTCATCAACTTGTCTCTGTATTCCTGTGCCAACGTCTCGGCGGTTTCACGAATAGCCAGAGCAAGACGCTTTGCAATCATCTTGCTGACTTCTTCGCTATGATCCTCGAACCGAGCAGTCAGCACTTTCCTTCTCCAATCCAACTTTGAATGGGACAAACTTCCCCTGATCCGACACCCTCGTGATCTTGTAAGAACCTGTCTTCGTCTTCAGTCGATGTCTGGCCGATGGTTTGTCACTGAGAGGCCATTTGACCAGATCTCCGGAATATTGGTACACCAGATCTCGTCCGTCATTCCTCGATTGAATCTGCCCTGTCTCTGCGTAGATGCTTCCCTTGACTCTCGCAACTCGCCGGTAAACCGTTTCCTGACTGCAGTCGCAGTCTTCACAGTCCTCTTCGAGTACATCGATCGTCTCCGTCAGCAGGAAACACGCCGCAACCGACCGAGCCCACAACTTCCAGACACAGAACGATGCCAAATACTCGGTCGCGTAAACAACCCACTCAGCACCGTCCCCATCCGTAATTACCGCCCCCGCGCCGACTTCGACCGCGTTCTCCTGAGTCGAAACCCGGAAGATCCGGTCGCTCATATGCACGTTCGTGTGATTGTTCGCCGCCTCGAACTTCACGCCCTTCGATCTGGCCGACACAAACTGCGTCGTCTCGCCGCAATACTCTAAAGTGATCGCGACGTAGTCACAGAATGCCGTCAACCAACTCGTGCAGCCGCATGGAATATCGAGACAACACGATTCCGAAGCTGATACGCTCATCGGCGATACCTGCGATTCCTCCGAATTGTCGGAGTCGAAATGCAGACATCGCCAATGCAACTCACCGGAGTCACACACGGCACATGCACAAACTCGAACAAGTCAGTGGACGAACCACACTTCTTCGCTGTGTACAAATCCGTGTACGTCTTCAGGACTTCAATCTTCGCCTCCAGCCCCGGAGTTCTGTCCTCGGAAGTGTCGCCCTCTTTCGTGATCGAAGCCGTGCAGGAGGCTGCTGTGATCTCTTCCGAAAGATCACAGATCTTCTGCTCTAGCTCTTCACACGAAAGACAGCTTGCCACCGCAGATCTCCTCAGACTTCAACGATTCGCCACTCTCGACCACTGTTCGGCGACGGCGCACAAATCTGTGCGAATTCCTTCTGGAACTCCGTCTCGTCAATCGGCTTCAGGATTGGCCACTTCAACTCTTTGTCTCGCTCGACTTCCGTCCGGATCTTCGAGAACGACTCAAGGTAGGCTTCCTTGACCGTACTCTCAGAGATCGGTTTCTTCGACTTCACAACCTTCGTTGGTCCGCCAGGACAACGAACAGCCCACATCGTGCTACTTGCCATTCTACACCTTCCTTCAGGAACTGGAAACAAAAAGAGCGGCGGCGATCACTCGCCGCCGCTCTTCTATTCGTCATCTGCTTACCGCAGACTATGTTGAAGCACTGGAATCGCCGGTCAACCAAACAGCCTTCTGTGGCTCCTTGACGTAGGCGTATCCCTTGCTGATGCTGTCGTACTGAGCCACGATTCGACGACGCTGAGCTTCTTCGCTCAAGTTCAATCGAGTCACTGCTGGACGGATCTGGTAGACCCATGCCATGAACTCAGGAATCTTGCCGAAGAAGATCCACTCTTGAGCCTGAGCCTGAGTCAAACTGTATCGCGAAACGATCGCTGAGATCAGTCGCTGATACTCCATCGGGCTGAATGTCATCCCGTTGGCGACTTCTGGAGTCATGAAGTAATGGACCGTGTCGCCAGATCCCGGACAGGTCGCGTCCTTCTCAACGCTGGTCGCGTTAAGCAAAGGCAGGATTCGGTCTCGAGTTCGCTGACTCGTGAACACGTTCAGATTCGTCACGTCGACCGACATCGGACGACCGTGAACCAAATCTGTCATGTCGTAGAACAAGTTCTTGACAGTCTGCAGATCTTCGCCGCAGGTCAGAGTCAGAGAAGCTGCGTTGATCCAAGGTCCACCTGAACCGTCGTCGAACGGAGTGCCTGTCGCGCCATCTTCGTAGAAGATGTCGTACAGAGTTCCGCTGCGATCGTAAGTCACGTTGTAACCGATCAGAGCGTCGACCAGCTTTTCTTCGCGGTACAGGTTGTGAGCGTCAGCGATCTTCGGAACCTGCTGCAATGCAAATCCGTTTGGATCTTTGCAGAGTGCTTCGCGAGTGAACGCGATGCCGGCTCCGACAGTCTTGCCGTTCGGATGTTCCAGATAATCACTGGCAACACCGTACAGAGGGCTGGCTTCCAGTTCGCACAACTCATGAACCTTGATGTCGCTGAAGACACCCCAGTCCTTGAACGACTCTTCGCACTCACCACGACTCTCAACCGGAGTGATCGCAGAGAGCTTGTACTCTTCGCGAGGATTCTCCTGCAGCGAGTAGCGGATGGTTCGCTGAACCATCTTATTGAACGTGCCACTGGTCACGATGGCTTCCATCGCGTCCGAGTCCATGTTCATGATCTTCTCTTTGAAGTTCGGCCCGAAGTCCTGCTCAACGCAGAAGTTCAAGTCGATATCCATAGGCTTGATCTGCTTGGATTCGAGAGCTTCGTCGAACTCTTCCAAAACCTGCTCGCCGTGCTTCTTGTAAGCGTCAACGACCTTTTTCGTGAGTTGGCGATTCGCCATTTTACTGTCCTTGTCTGAACCTCGGAATCACCACACAAATTACGATTTGAATTCGACGAGAGCGTAAGCCTGGCTTTCAGTCCCGCTGTCGTTCACTGCCTGAAACACTTTCAGGCCGGCAGTATCCGTCTTCTGGATCGTGTCGTTGCTCAAAAGATTCGATCCGGCAACTTTACCGAACGTGAATCCCTGACCGCGAGTCCAGGTCGTCGGAGCAGCAGCGCCGTTAGCATCAACGATCTTGTACGCTCGCTGAAAGGTTGACCCTTCGCGATAAAGTGCGAACGGGATGCAATCCGGAGCGTCGTTGCAGACACCGTCGTCGGAATCGATTTCCTGCAGGTTCACACCCTGAAACTTCGCTTTTGCAGCAGTCTGCGTAGTCGCCAAGTTCGTGTCCCATGCCTGATCCGTCTGGATCAGTGCAGCCTTGAGAACCCCGGTCGAACTGTCGCTTCCAAGGAAGTCGCCAGGACACATATCAACCAGAGTGTCAGGCGGAGTCATGTGACGGATGTCAGTGACCGCAGGAACCTGACCGTACTGGTGCATTACATTCAAACAGCGTGGCATGTCTCGCCCTTTTCAAACAAACGAACCGAAACGGTCAGTGACTACTTGCCAATCCCAAGGTCCGCCAGAAGCGTACCCTTCTTGTAACCAGCCTTTGATCCCTGTGTCGGACGGTAAGCTGGCTTCTTAGCCTGCTCTTCCTCTTCCTTGACAGGGGTTTCTTCTGTGTCGTCCGGATTGTCGTCAACCAGCATCGGGCTGATCTTCGACAGAACCGAACTGAATTTCTTGCGAGCCACTTCCTGCATTTCGCAGGCGCACTCGACGATTTCTTTCATCAAAGGCTCTTCGATTGTCACACCTTCGAAGATCTTTGTGAACTCAACAGACACTTCGCCTCGCAACTTCTCAGCCGATCGCTCAGCTTCCAGTGCGTCCAGACGAGCCTGAAGGGTCTCCTTCTCTTTGGTTGCCAACGCGAGCGCGGACTCAGTCGCGTCAGTCACAGTGGCTTCTTCGAGAATTGATTTCACAAGTTCTGGATGCTTGTCGCGGAGTGTCTTCAGGTCCATGATCTCTTCTTCCTCTGATTCGAAAATGCCAGCAGTTGTCGCTGGCTTGGTGACAATGTCGACAGACCGGAGAACTTCGATGGATTCAACAATCATGTCCCCGTCGGCACCGACTTTTCCGGACTTGATCGAGGAATTGATCGACATTCCCAATGACTTTGGGGCGTTCACCACGTCCCACAGGAACTGTTCTGCAACAGCATGCTTCGGGTTGAAATGCACGTCCCCGAAGTAACCTTCGCCTGGACGGTACTCAACTTTCTGGCCAACAACAGCGAACTTGTCCCGATAGGAGCGACTGGTCGTTGCTGTCGCTGGATGATCGATATAAATCGATGTCCCCGGCAGTAACTTCATCGCTGACTTCTGGACTCCGGGTGTGTCGTAGTTGCGTTTGTTGAGACTTCTCAACCCCAGCAACTTGACTCCCCGGATAATTCCCCGCTCTCGGTCAATCCGGTCTTCGGCAATGGCTTCGAACGCATCTTCTGTTACGAGGATGTCACTCATTTTGTTCCGCCCTTGCCGCCCTTCGGTTTACTCTTACTTCCGCAGCCACATCCCATGGCAATCTCCTTTTGTCAAATCGCCAAAATGACAATAAGTCATTTTGTACGAACTTGACAAGTCCCGTGCAACCGAATTTAAGCGTTTCGAGTCGGATCTTTCTTCGAAACGCCTTTTTCCTGCATCGGATCGGCTTTATTGCCCGCTACTGGACCCGGAGTTCCCAGATTTTGAGGTGCTTGAGGCGATCCAGCGGGCAACGGAAGTTCCGCAGCCAACTCCATTTTCCGCTGCGCGTTCTCGGCCACCGACTCCAGTCCTTCCGGAGCCAGCACTGTCTTGTTGCCAAGCAGCCCTCGATCCCACCAGTCTTTCATCACTTCGTGATCTTCCTGGCGATTCCTCGTCTGAACTCGTGGCGGTTTGATTTCCAGAACCACCTGCATCACGTCAGCGACCGTTAGATCATGTTCTCCTGACTCCGCAGCGTACCACAGGGCTTGCTTCAGTATCCGCAGATCTTCCTGAACCATCAGACTCTGCTCGTACCGCATCGACTTATGGAACGGCCCCTCAGAAACCAGTGTCGACGCGAAGTTCCCCTCGCTGACGTTCGCGGTCAGCATGAACTCCGGCAACTTCATGCCCGCAGCGCACGCGCGGAGCAGCGACACCAGCGTTTCAATGTGGTTGCTGTTACCGGCGCCCGTCTCTGGAAACTCGTACTTGATCTGCGACGGAATTGTGACGACTGCCGCCGACGGAAAGTCGAATGTCTCTGATTGCCCGCTGCTTCCGCCGCCAGTCTGTTGCGTGTTCAGGTAACTCTTGACTGAATCGCTCGACGGATTGCCCATAATCGTCCGAATCGCACCAAATGCGGCCTGAAACGAACTGGTTCGCATCAGATTTGCCAGCAGTTTCTTCGCGAAGATCAGTTCTTCACGGACTGGCCAGTACAGCGTCAGTCCTCGAGGATCCACTGACAACACGTTTCTCTTGCGATGCTGAACCAGAATCCGGTCTTCAGACTCAGCCATCAATGGAATTGTGTCGCCCCGGTAATCCGCAAGCTGGTTTGATCTCGTGACAAAACGCAAATCCGGATACCACACGTCCTTCAGGAAGTACGCGACCGGCTTCGCGCGCAGATCATTCGTCTTCCGCACGCCCAGCGAATCGAAATACTCCTTCGATGCGTCGTCCGGATCCACAAAAGTGCTTCTCGGATCGTCGTCGAGATCCTGCGGTTCGCCAAAGTAAACCCGCACCATCCCGTCGTCGTCGTAACTCAGCAGGTCGAACACCTCGCCGTGCCGGTCGCATCGCTGGCTGACTTCCGACTGCCGTGTGTGCCAATGATTCTCAGCCGTCCAAAGTTCAAGGAACGCCTCAACTCGCTTCACTGCATCTGAGTTTGGCTGATTCTCGTCCTTCGGCTTCACGGTGATCGCATGCCCTGTGTCGGCGATGTAGTAGGACCGATTGTCCTTCGCGTTTGTGCCCCAGGGCATTCTGCCAAGCTGATCGCCGAGAACAATTGCCTCCCGGACTTCCTGAATAGTTTCGATGGGCTCGTCGCCGCCGAACGGAAGCTGGTCTCCGTTCGCGTTCACGCCGCCGCAACTGACTCCCAACTCCTCAAAGATCCGCGCAGCGGCCTTCGTAGCGGCAATCGACAGCTTTTCGTTCTCAATAGTCCATGTCGTCGGCAAACCGTTCATCTGATGTCTCCTCGACAACAGATTACACAGGAAAACACGCACAGACAATCTTAGTAGGTCTTGTATGCCGCCATTCCGGCATGAACGAGCAGATCATTCACACACATTTCCTCCTTGAATACCTCGGCGAGATACCTGCCGTACTTCTCCTGACTGTCCTTGAACGTCTTCACGTCGATCTGGGATCCGATCGGCACCAAGGCGATCAAATAGTCGCGGGAGACGATCCCCTGCTCCCGTTGCTCGCCTTTGACTTCCGGGGTATTGATCCTCGCCAGCCTGAGCTTCTGCTTTACCTGCACTCCAAATCCAAGGTCGACCATCACCGTGATCGTGTCGCCGTCATAAATCGACAAGACCGTCGCCGAATACTCGTACTTCGTGATCATTGCAGAAACCTCCACCACCAATGCGTCGATCTCACCGATCGCCGGTAAACCCCGACGTTCACGTTCTGATGAAATGATTGGTCCACTATGGTCGATGTCGTCTGAATCGCAAACTCAACCGGATCCGATTTCTCGCGGCATGAATTGCAGCCTCGCTTACTCATTGCTTATCCCTAAATATACCTCTAAGGTGAAAACCTCGCGAAGCCAGTCTCTCTTTGAGAATGGAAACGCGAGTAATGCCGAAATTTGTTATCTGAAGCAGTTCCTTCTCGGTCCTACATATAACTTGACCAACTCTTGTTATTCCGCAACAAGCCAACGGGTTCGTCACACAAGCAGGGCACCCAATGCTCTCAAGAGAATCCGGTACGCTTTCAGTTTCCTGCAGTGCCGCGATTGCTTCAGAAACATTCATGAGAACAACCGTAAGCTCGCTAATCTGCTTAGACGCTGCGTCAAGGCTCGCTTTTAGCTCATCTAAATTACTCATCTCACTTCTCCTTCCTCAGATTTTCCCAGTATTCCTGCTCATATCGTGGTAACTGAGTACACATCGCCAATGCATCCGGCCCGTCGTCGTGCTTCCCGACGCCGGGGATGCCGTCGAACTGCTTAATCTGCTGCAAGAGCAAAGTCGTTCCCGGATTCTCGAGGAACCGGAACTCTCGCTGAGTCAGTCGCTTGTCCAGCCCTCGACGGATCCTCATTTCCTTCTTCAGCATGTCCTCGACCGGAATTATTATTCCGCCCGACATCAAATATTTCGACAGGGCATAGTCCAGGTGATTCGCCGCGTAGTTCATGATCAAGTCGCGGAAAATACTCTGGAACTGCGTCGATTCAATCCCAATCAGGTCGCCCGATCTGATCCGGTGATGCTCCTGATCGCAGAACAGGAACAAGTCCTCAATAATCTCCGACGGCGATCGTCGTTTCAAGTCAGCGTCGACGTACGCCAGTTCTGACGTTTGTGCCATGCAAACGATCGCGGAATAATCACCCTTCTTGACGGAGCGTCCTTTACTCGGATCGACACAGAACATTCGGACAATGTCGTTTGCGTGTTTCGGGACTGGGAACTTTTCCAGCGGGATGTAGACGTTTGTGAACAGTTCTCGGTCCCACTCGGCGCCTGTTTTTGAGGAGGCGAGCCAACAGCCGTTCAGGAAGCGATCCCTGTCGTCTTCTGACATTTGTTCGAGACGCTGACGATACGCAGGGTCGGACTGCATCAGGTGAGTGTTGTCTCGCAGTGTCGCGCCGATGAATGTCGCGGATGTCGTCACGCACTCTGGTTCGCCAGTCTCAGCACTCACTTGATACTGAGGCTCGTCGTACCAATGAAACTCTGGTTCAACATACCGGAAGTGGCGAATGACTCCTGACCGTTCAGGAATCGGCAGGCCAGTCTCTGTTGAAATCCACCAGTACAGGAATCGATAAAGCCACGAGTCATTATCTGGGTTCATACTGAGCTTCATTCTCGGCTTAACTCCAGACTTACTTCTCGCGCGACCCCACAGGTACTGCACGAACTTCAGCGGCCACTGTGTGGCCTCGTCGATCGCCAGCGCATCCAACTGGGCTCCCTGATAGTCCTCAAGGTTCTTCTCGAACTGACAAGACCCCAGGGCAATCTTCGCCCCGCACGGGAATTCAAACTCATTGCGAGTGTGATTGTAGATAGCTCCGTATGGACGATACATCTCACGGCAATGATCCAGCAGGGCTCCTGATTTGGTTAACTGTGGGTACGTTCTTCTCATGATCAAACCGCGAAACATCGGGTTCGCATGCGGACCTTGACAGTGCCGAAGCATGTCAAGTGTGACAATGTGGCTCTTACCCGAGCCTGCCGCGCCACCGTATCCCACCCATTCTGCCTCGCTTACCAAGACTCGGTATTGTGGATCTGAGAGCTTCATTTTTTACCCTCTTCAAGCAACATCACCAACAGGCAGTACGTCTCCCACGAGATCCGCTGCTTCCGGTTCTTCACCTGACTCAAATATGTCGGCGATCTCTTCACTTTGCGAGCAACCTGACGGAGGGAGAGAGTCTCTGTCAGCAGGTCGATGATATCCGGAGCATTATTCACCAGAATCTGATTGATCTGCTCTGTGTCGTTCGTGATCTGCTCGATCTTGTAGCGAACGTGAGTGTGGGAGGCTCGGGATGATTTCATTGTGCATCCGAAATTAGTGCAAAGCCAGTCTCATCACTGTCTGGTGGTTTCGATCCATCTGCCATCGTCGTAATCATCCCGTCAGACGCAAAAAGCCTGAACTCCCAATTCAAAAACTTCGGGTCACTTAACATCAACAAAGCACTCACAACCCTCAATAACTCTTCTTTCCCCCACTCCAGAGGCTCGTAACTGTAGAGATCGATCCAGCAACCACGACTAAGCTCGTGCCGTCCTTCGTTCAGTTCAGTAAACGACCTGATCATTTCAAGGGAAACCTTCATTGCGGCGACTGTTTGCTTCTCAATAAAAGACTCAACCATCGCTTCGGAAGAATAATCATCTGACATTGCTCTATTCCTTCAAACAAAACAAGCGGCCAGCGATTCGGGGGAACCACTGACCGCTTTCGGGGAGAGACTTACTGGTCGCGTTCGGTTACGTCGATTTCCTGAGTGTCGTCGATAGTTCGCGGCGTCATCGAACGGACATTGGAGTCCACCCGGAACCTCGGCTGATCAATCGACACACCCGTAATCGTCGCCTTCACGTCCGATGACGGACGACCTCGCTTTGTGACGGATTGCATCTGGGTCAACAGCGCAAATGCTGCTGTCCTCGCAATCGACTCGGAATCCGCGTTCTGAACGTCGCACTCGACGTTGATCCTGAAACGAAACTGCTTACTCATGTTCTTCCTTCAACTACTAATGACTGTGCTCTCACGACGCTGTGAAAACTGTTCTGTGAGTGAAATACTATCGACTAACTGACCTCTTGCTCAAATCCAGTTGGCACTGTTGTCATAATCTCCTTCCCGATGATCGCCCCCTTCACTGGAACCAACTTCGGGATGGATGCTCCCTTTCCAGTCCACCGAATCGCAAAGTGCGGTCTCCGGAAGTGCGGGGATCGCTCAATATCCTCGCCAATCGTGAATCCAAACACTCCACGATTCTTTGCTCGCGCAATACGCTCCTCAATCGGTGTTGCCTTGCCCTCGTCTGCTTTTAACAGCACAGGCTTGATGTAGTCCGGGTCTGCGGCGAGAAGCAGGACACCACATGCAATTCTTGCAATTAGCCTTCGCACTTCTGACTGTGGTTCGCTTTCACCGTTAAGATGAACCATTCCTTCATCACTTAACTCAAAGCTCTCATTCCACACGGTAGCCCACGATGAACACCAATCTCCAGTCGAATAAGAAATCTGCAGCATCTTTATGCAATGCTCAAACCTCTGATTTATCATGATATCCTGAGCCTTCGGGTGCGTTTCAGAAACTCCATGACAAATGCTCATAAAGAACCATTTTATTCCATGCATGGACTCAATCTCGTGACCTACCGGGAACTTAACACATATCACTTCAAGTTTGTGAATCAGTGATTCTGGTGCGTCACACGGCCTCATTGATAAATTCGTTTTTGACAAAGCCTCAATGACTTTTGGGTAAACATTAAAAAATGGCCCTCCAGCCAAAGTAAAGTCGTCTTCAGCACAGCACATGTTGCTCCAGTGAAAAGTTTCCTTTCTCGACGCAAGAGCCCTTATCATGTCTATATTCTCGACCTTTCGTTTACTGCGCGAATAAAACTCCTTCTTGAGTCTGTTTATTTGCAACGGCGTGTGATCCATAAATTTCACTGTCATGTCATGTCCCCCATAAAGACAAACTGATTGTTTCTGATTTCTATCGACCGATCCTGCACGCTTTGCAATTCACCTTCATCGCAACCGCTTCACCCGCCTCATTCCAGTAATAAACCCCATCAAATGTCGTCTTCGGTGGCGGCCCGTACTGAGCGCGGTGACGTGCCTGATCCGCAAGATGCAATTCCCTCGGCGTCGGCTTCTGGGAAATCCTCTTGATCGGCGCCTTCCTGGCTGAGACAGGTGCCTTCTTTGATGGTGACTTGGTTGCCGAGACCACAGGTCTCGACTCCATTGCACCAAAATACTTGCCCGCAAACGCAGGGTCAGCCGCGTCTGTGATTCGACTGCTGGCTATGGTGAGAAACAAGAGAACAATGGTTGTGCGGATCATCGATGGACTCCTGAACTGTCGATTGTCGTGGTTGAATGGGGATGAAGAATGAATCCGTGCAGCGGACAATTTGCCGCGTGAACGAATGTGTAAAGACTGTCCATGATGTGCCTGCCGTTCCCCTGATGGTTTTGAAGGATCGGACAAAGACAGCCATTGGCGATGGCGGCGGGAGAGCCGGGGTTTGTTTGGGTCATTCTTTGCCGATCAGTGCGTAAAGTTTGTTGATGATCCCAGTCAGGAACTCAATCAGAGGATCGTCGATCTCCGGCGTTGTCGGATTCGAAGCGACCTCTGCTTTGCGGTCTAACGCTCGCTTCAGAAGCCAGTCGAGTTCGTTGCGGGTGAATTGTTCGTGTTTCATATGAGTAGAAGTGTAGACGAAATGTTGGAGAAATGGAATTGTTTTTTTATTTTTTTGGTTGGTTGAGTGAGGTGCCTAATCCCCCCATTCCCACCGATGAGAATTCGTCGCGAGTTCGAACTATTACTATTCGGCAATTACCTCGAAGCCAGGAATTCCGGAAATTAAAGTAGAATAATAGAATAACAGTATAGAAAAACATCAATCCAGACGTTCTAATATACGTGGCCACTATGTTTCACAATCTTAAGGAAATAGAACGATGCCTCTTGTAAACCGAAATGAAGATCTTCCGAAGTCAGCGATGATTGCTTTGTACTGCGAACAATTGAATGAGCTTGAAAATTCCATCCCGGAGTATCCCGGCGACGCGGAAGCAATGCCACGGCTGAAAGCAGAGCTTCTCGGAATCCTTTACGAGAATGAAGCGATTGTTCTTGAACTTGTCAACGGCGATGAATTGTATCCCGAAGTGCTTGAGACTCTTTATCGTCACACTGATGGCTTCGAGGATGCTTTCCAGTCGTCATTTTGGCGAATGACGGGCTGCTCCCTTGAACCTGAGGGCAGGAAGTTCAAGACGTCCGACGGGTACATCCTTCATGAGTCAGGCGATACCTGGAGTGATGGTGATCTGGTTTTTGGATCAGGCGCTGACGGAATGCCGGTTGAAGACGGCGGGGAACCTGTCGAGGGTAGTCTAATCGAGTAGACTGCCGGAGCTCCCCTGCTGCCGGAGCTCCCCTGCTGCCGGAGCTCCCCTGCTGCCGGAGCTCCCCTGCTGCCGGAGCTCCCCTGCTGCCGGAGCTCCCCTGCTG